CAAAGACTTTAAGGAAGAGGTCAAATTGCTTTTGGTACTCATTCACCGCCCACACCTTGATCTAGCACACAGATCAGAGACTTCATTAATACCCCAACCAACAGCACCAATAAACATCACAATAATAACAATGGCAGCCGCCCATTGCATCTGTTCGGCTTCGGCTTCTTTGCGCCTTTTTTCTTCAGCGTGTAAGGCTGCCATTTCTTTGGCATCATCCCTGTCCATTTCAGCTTGACGGGCCTTGGTTGCATTCCATACGTCTATGCGCCCAGCTTGCATGAACAACATTTTTAACTGCTCTTCAAACCGCTTGGCTTCATCCAAAGCCATCTCAATTTGCAGGGCCGCACCAAGGTTAGACTTCCCCCCTGTACGCTTGGCATGAAGCATGGCTTTCGTAGCGGTGCTCTTTGCATCAAAAAGCTTGGCTATTGACGGCGTTAGACCTGCCAGATCACTAGCCACTTTACTAGCTTTTTTAACGACACTGATTGCAGTTTGCAATCCTTCTAGCGCCGTGATCGGATCAATCATTTCCGTACAACCTTTTCCCACTGTAGGCAAACAACTTTGCGGTTATAAACATCACCCGTCCACGCCCACCGCACACAGCGGTATTCAGTCTTCCTGTCTTGGCTGGCGGCTCCCGGTAGAAACACCAAAAAGAGCATCAACAGCCAACGCATTCATCACACCAAAGTCCACGCAATCACGTACGTGCCATAGATAACAAAGGCTACTATACAGGCTGCGGCAATTAATGCTTCAGCCCAGTCCCACATCACACACCCATTTGTTTACGTATCTTGGTGGCAGAAATAGCGTGTGTAGCATCGTCAAAAGACTCCTGCTCAATCTTGTAGCCTACATCCCTGCCATATGTGATATTGACCACATTAGGCACAAGCTGAATCTCATACTGACCTTGATACAAGGGGTCAAGATCACGCTTGATAAAGTCTTTGACCTGATTGGCAGCAAAGGGGTTTGAGCCGTTCCAACCCTGACAGTCTCTGATCTGAATGACTACCTGACCTGTCTTGGCTAAAGCTCTTTCAAACAGCTTACGGTGGCCTTCATGCCAAGGTTGCCATCTGCCCAACATCTGCACGGTTTCTTTCTGCCAATCAAAGACAGGGCGCTGGCGCTCATCCAAGATGTGCGCGGCAATGAACTCACCCCACTTCTCAGCTTTCTGCTCAGTAACTCTAAAGTCGTACTGCTCTGGCGCAACGAACACCTTGTTGGTGTCCTCAAAACGACCTTGGTTGATCGTGTCAACCCAGACAGTCCAATCAGCCTTGAAGTTGTTGCGCATCTCAACAAGCGGGGCAACAAAGTCGCAAATCACATAATCCACATCGTAGCTGTCAGCCAACTCACGCATACGCAAGCTCTGGCGAATACGGCCTTCATGGGAAAAATCCCAATCGTTGTATTTCTTGCGAACATCATCGGCGTTAAGCCACATGACGGTCTTGCGGTTGTTTTGTAAGTGCTCAAGAACGTGCTGTGCAAGGTAGGTTTTACCAGCGCCGGGCAAGCCCATAATCAGTATGCGTTTCATCCCTTGACCTTATAGAGTTGTTTTATTGCAAACTCTGGTGCTGGTGTGCGCCAGAACTCTTTACCCGAATACTTTTCCCACACTGACTTTGGCAGGATGGATGGGCGCTCTTGCCATGTAACTTCTTTGCGTACTGTGTGCAGGCTCTTCATGTTCAACGCTTTGTCAAACACTTCGTTATCGTACTCAACATTCTTAAAGTCGTGGTCGTAATACGGTTTGTTGATGAAACCGTACAGTTCCCGCATCACGCTCTCAGGCTTCTTGCACAAAGACTCGTACTCAACCAACATAATCATGTCGGGGTTTAACAGCATGCCCTCTTCCAAGAAGTAGTATGGCTTGACCACTTGGCCTTCCTTTTTTACATCCATCAGGGCATCACATCTTGTTGTGACTGTCTGACGCGCTTCGTCATCTGTTAGTGCCGCACCATACAGAGAATTCTTAGCAGAAATACGCTCAAAGCTATCTAGTATCCAAGGCAGATCACGCACGCAGCAAATGATCTTGGTCTGTGGGTATAAGTTTTTTAGAAGCGACGTCTTGGATGTCCAGCCCCTGCTTGTGTCAAACACGGTGCTTGGCGTAACTGCTTTGTAATAGGCATCAATTACGTCTTTAAGTATTTGCTTACGGCGATCTTCATCAATCAGGTGGTTGCTCTCGCTTCCCGTAATAACGCCAATGGTTGATGCCACCAAGCCTTGTACTGGCGAGGAAATATCTGCATAGAACTCAGGGTTTTGACGCAGAATAGCCGAGAGCAGGGTTGAGCCTGACCTTGGCAAACCAGAGATGAAGAAAAACTCTTTCATGTTGCGGGGGTTTGGGCAACCCAGTTGACTGTGGCTTCATCCCATTGATAGCGCACGTTGCCACCATTCATCACAGCATCAGCAGGTCTTGCAACTGGTGCGGCCCATGTCATTGTGTCCAAGTAGCCAACCCAAGATGGGTAAGGTCTACGGGCTTCATGCTCGGCAACTTTGGCTGCGTTAAATTCTTCTTCGGTCAAGACTTGCAAAACACCCGCAATGGTAGTGTCTGCATCGTCATCGCAAGTGCCATAGTATTTAGGCGCACGTAAGTATGTGCCATCAGGGGCTGTTGCTACAGGCCATGTCGATTGGTCGTGCCATATATGAGTCCAGCCCTTGACGGCAGGCATTGACGGGCCTGTGCGCTGTGGTTCTACTGTGCAGGGTATTTTGGTTACTGCGTCTACTTCGGTTATGCAAATGTACATTGTGATGCTCCTTATAAAAATTTAAACGGCAACTCTGCGAACGGCTCTAACAGGGCGTCCAACGGTCTTACCGCCGCTGAGGTACTGAAGGCCGTAATCAAAGCGTTGCATCACAGCGCCATTAGCAGCAAACTCAGTACTAGAAAAATAATAGACCGTTGTAAAATCTTCTGCCCCAGTATCTTTGAAGTCTGCAGCAGAGGTTTGAGCAGGACTACCAGAAGTATAGTTAGAGGCTCTTGCGGGTACGGCGTTAGGGTTAGTACCTGAAGACGTAGTGTTTGCTTCTGTTGTCGGCTTTAAGTTGTAATAGCAGACCTCTAACTCATTTTTAGCTGGCATATACCAGTCAGTCTGCCCACCAGTAGATAAGTTGTTACAGAAGTGAGCCGCTGGGTAAACAGTAGCATTTCCGTCAGCTACCATATCGGCTGTATTCTGTGGCCCATCTATGTCACTATCTGCACCTGCAGTAGCGGTGTTTGCGTTTTTCCAAGCAAGTGTGCTTTGCGCAGTAGATATTGGGCCAATCACAAGATTGTGTGTAGCAACACTAGATACACCAATTTGACCAGCAAAGAATCCACCGCCAAATGCAGAGCCTATAGCTGGTAATGCCGTTGTTATTGAATTACTTGCCGCACTAGCCGCGCTTGTGCCAATTGCGTTAGTTGCTGTAACAGTAAATGTGTATGCGGTACTTGGGCTTAACCCTGTAACAGTAATTGTTCCTGACCCTGCTTGACTCAATGTGCCTGTACCGCCAGCAGGTGAAGATGTGGCTGTGTAAGAGGTAATCACTGACCCACCGTTGCTTGCGGGTTGCGTAAATACCACAGTTGCTGTAGTTGAACCAGTTTGAGTAGCTGTTCCAATCGTAGGTGCGCCGGGTACAAGTGGTGGCCAAACACCTTGCTTCTTTAACTGCAAGGCTTGCTCAAGTGTCCATATCCCGGGGGCTATCCCTTGAGATGGTGCTACAGGGCTTTTAGTAATAAACCCGCCCGGATATTTTTGGCTCATGGTTATTCCTTAAACTGCAACACGGCGGATGGCACGAACACGATATGAGGCTGTTTTATTACCAGCAAACTGGTCTCCAGCATTGAAGATTTGATACAACGCAGTTGTGGCGTTAATTTGCGTACTAGACCAATATGCAACAGATGTAAACGCCTCTGCGCCACCAGTTATAAAATTTGTTGCTGAAGTTTGCGCTGGATCGCCACTTGTATAGTTGCTTGCTCTTGCAGGCACTGCATTGGCGTTTGTTCCTGATGATGTGAAATTACCAGTTGTAGTAGGTTTTAAATTGTAATAACACACCTCTAACTCATTTTGTGCTGGCATATACCAATCGCTAAACCCACCAATCGTAAGACCTTCACAAAACTGAGCCGCAGGGTGAGCCGCATCATTCATTGCCGCACTATTAGCTGGGCCATCAATTACTGACGTTGTTCCCGATGTGCTAGTGGCTGATGTTTTCCATTGCTTGCTAGAATTTTGTGCAGAAGCTACTGGGCCAATCACTAAATTGTAATCTGCAACGCCATTACCAGCAGTTGAGATTTGTCCCGCAAAATACCCGCCACCGTACGCTTGACCTATAGACGGTACAGCTCCCGGCCAAGTGACAGCCGCTACAGCTTGCATCTGAGCCTGTAAAGTAAAAACACCTGAAAAACTTGGCATATGTTTCCTTAGACTGCTACTCTGCGAATGGCACGGACACTACGGGTAGCATTTTTATAGCCGTAGGTTGCTCTGCCAGAAGTAAAATATATGAGGGATGTGTATGCAGCTGTAGAACCCTCGGTGCTAGTCCAATATGTAGTAGCCGCAAAATCTTCTGCCCCTGTGCTTTGAAAGTCAGCAGCAGATGTTTGTGCAGGATTTCCAGCGGTGTAGTTACTTGCTCTAGCAGGTACAGCATTGGCGTTTATGCCCGATGCCCCGTCATTAAATTGTGTCGTTGGCTTCAAGTTGAAATAACAAACTTCTAGTTCATTTATTGCTGGCATATACCAATCACTAAAACCGCCAATTACTAAGTCATTACAAAAATGTGCGGCAGGATAAACAGTAGAATTGCCATCAGCTACGATGTCAGCAGTATTCTGTGGCCCGTCAATTAAACTGTTTGAATTAGGTGTTGCTGTGTTTGCGTTTTTCCATTGAACACTTGCATTTTGTGCAGAAGCTACAGGGCCAACCACAAGGTTGTAATCTGCAATACTATTACCAGCAGTAGAAATCTGACCAGCAAAGAAACCACCACCAAAAGCCGCACCAATGGCTGGCAAAGGTGTTACAGAATTACTAGCCGCACTTGATGCGCTAGGCCCGTAAGTATTTACTGCCGCTACAGTTACTGTAAGCGCATCCGCACTCAGACCCGTAACAGTAATTGGTGAAGACGCACCAGTGGCACTTATAGTTGTACCATCAGATGTTTTACGGGCTGTGGCAATAAAACCAGTAATAGCACTGCCACCCACATTACTTGGTGCTGTAAAAGTGATAGACACAGAACCAAATCCAATCGTAGCCGTACCAATAGTAGGCGCATCAGGATTCTTTAGCGGGTTATAAAATGCGGAGATAAACCCCGCTGGGTATCGCATGGACATGGGCTACCTCTTAGGCGTTTATTTCTTCCCAGCTTACGGTCACCACAAGGTCGTTTGCTGCACTTGCAGTCGCCCCAATAGACTTGTCTTCCAGCAAATAAAACGTGGTAGTTTTATCAGTCACGATCAAAGATGCATCAGCGGGGACAGAAATAGTTGAGGCAATTGCAGTACCTGTACCACCAAGATCATCTTGAGAAAAGATTTTGATCGTAATGTCAGCCGCCGAAGTGCCGTCCACATTGGCCACAACAATCGAGTTGATCTTAAAAACTTTGCCGCTAGAGGCTGCGTTATTAACCAGTGCAGTTGCAAACGGGTCGTTTGTAGATGAAATTAAGTTTGTAGACGTATTACCATAAATGGCGGCTACAGCAACTATATTAGGATTTGCCATGATGTTTCCTTATAAACCAAAGATTAAAGCGAAAGCGATTGATTTGCCTGCCGTAATGCCAGAAGGCGCAGGTGCTTGAAACGTGGGTAATGCGCCTGCGCCATTACTTGTTAAAACGTGTGTCGCTGTGCCCGGGCCAGCAGATGCTTGGAAGGGGCCAGTAGCCGTTGTTCCTGCAAATACAACGCTGTATTCAGTTGTAGTTGATAGGCCTGTGCCGCCGTTTGCAACGGGTAATGTACCTGTAACGCCCGTTGTCAATGGCAAGCCTGTGGTGTTAGTTAACGTGCCAGACGATGGAGTACCGAGTACCCCGCCATTCACTACAGGTGCGCCCGCAGAACCCACACTAACCGCCAAGGCTGTAGCTACATTTGTCCCTAGACCTGAAACACCAGAAGAAATTGGCAAACCCGTGGCATTAGTTAGCGTGGCTGATTGTGGCGTACCAAGAATTGGTGTTACAAGTGTCGGAGAAGTCGCAAAAACAGCAGAGCCACTACCTGTTTCGTCTGTTAAGGCGGCAGCAAGATTTGCCGATGATGGAGTGCCAAGGAAAGTAGCAACACCACTTCCAAAAGATGTAATTCCTGTACCACCATTTCCAACAGGAAGAGTTCCCGTGACATTGGTTGCTAAATTAACAAAAGTGGTGGAGGTTGATCCTGTACCACCAGAAGCAATCGGGAGCGCAGACCCCAGAGTCAAAGAAGTAAAATACGAAGCCGCATCAACAACGTTTGTGCCGTTGTTAAAGACCAGCGTTGCCTTGCCCGCAGGAACAGAGATGCCCGTACCTGAAGTGTTCTTCACTGTTTTAGCGCCAGTGCCGGTATTATTGATAAGGTAAAACTTCTCAATCTGGCAACCAGAACCCAATATCAAGTTACGCACAGAACCAATACCCGAAGAGCTTTCTGTAATGTTTAAACGCAGGTTTCTGGCCGCTTGGGATGTTGATGAATCGGTAAGTGTAATTGTTACGTCTGCGTCCGTTGCAAAATCTACGGTAGCTTGGCCCGTAATAGCCTCTCCCAAAATTGCGTCGCCAAGGTTTACGTTGGTAGCCGTTCCCCATGTGCCTGAGTTTGCCCCAGTTTCAAGCAACTCTATCTTAAGTGCTGAGTACGTTGATGCCATTTTTAACTCCTAGTTCGTTGCAACAGCAGCCCAACCTGCCGTTTGCGTGTTACCGATATTTTGCCAGTTTGCGGTCTGTGTATTATCAATTATTTCCCAGAATGGTCGTGCAGTCAACCCATCTGTACCTGTTGCTAACTCGTTTATAGACGCTATAAACGCCGCCGCTGCCCTTAAAGTATCTGCGCTTGTCGCACTTTCTGTAACCGTTCCTACAAAAGCCACCTGCGTCGTAACTACATCTGCCCCCGTAGCGGTTTCTGTAATTGCCGCATTGACCACAACTACCGCCGTTACTGCATCTGTGCCTGTCGCCGTTTCTTGTATATCTCCAAAATATACAAGACTTCCGATTATGTTATCTGTTCCGGTTGCTGTCTCGGCCACCGCACTTGCAAACCCTGCGTTAGCCAAAACAACATCTGTGCCCGTTGCTGTCTCACTTACTGCGGGACTTAAAACCCGTGTAGCAGTTACAGAATCTGTGCCCGTAGCTATTTCTGTTATTGCAGAAACAAACGCTATACCCGCTGTTACAACATCTGTGCCCGTTGCCGTTTCGCTTACTGTTGGATTAAGCGTTAAAGTAGAATTCACCGCATCAGTAGCGGTGGCTAACTCACCTTCTCCACCCCACGAATTACTACCCCAACTGTTTTGCCCCCAAGCCGTTCCAGCAATTGTTGCCGAATAAACTTCACCGCCTACTGTTGCATCTGTACCCGTAGCAGTTTCGGTAATTACCGCGCCTACAGCTATAACCGAAGAAATCGCGTCTGTACCTGTGCTTGCCTCTGTTACCGTTACGGCATACAACGGCCCCCCTTCGGTAGCGTCGGTTCCCGTTGACGTTTCCGTTATGCTTGAGGTAAATATCTTACCCGCTGCAATTGCATCTGTGCCTGTACCTGTTTCACTGACAGCGGGGGCTACACTTAAGGTAGAGCTAACCGCGTCTGACCCTGTGGAGGTCTCGTCGACGGTGCTGGTGTAGGCGACAAAGCCGCCCCAACCGCTGTCCCCCCATGCGCCGTCACCCCACCCGGCCATATTAAGCCGCCAAGCTGAATGTGTAAGTCACAGACAAAGTATCGCTGTTCACCACAGCACGGTCGCCGGGTGATCCAAAGTCAGCAGCAGAGAACAATGTTCCTGTTGTGCCACCCTTAGTATCATTGCTCGTCAAAAACGCACCGCCGACTGTTGTTGTGCCGTTGATATTAAACACTGCGGGAGAAGCTGTATTAGTCACTACAGAAGGATTGGCAGTTGTAGCGGTTACAAGCGTGGCAGTCACACGGTTGGCGTTGCTGTAAGCAGTAACTTCTGTCCAACCAGCATGGGAAGCCATTGTGTCGCCAGCCGCAGGTGTATTAGAAGCGCCAGCGCCGTACAAACCAAGATACCAAGTGGTAATCTGGCTCACTGAAGTCAAAGCACTGCCAGCCATATACTGGAGGCCAACGTTGACTACAAGATTCTTAGACTGTGCTTCCCACTTCAAGTTGCCGTCTTTGTCATGGCATTTGATTTCAAATACGCCGGTCGCTTTTGCGTCCTCACCGGCTTTGGTATTACAGGTCAGACCACTGGAAACAGTGTCAATGGCTTTGGTTTTTTCAATGGTCATGATGACTCCTTTAATTAATTCGTATAAGCGCGTTATCCGCATTGTTAGGCGGGAATTGAATTTGAAATTGCTGGTTTACTGTGGTTTGATCTACCCCAAAGTTCAGCACCCCTATTGATTTATTACTTTTAGAGAAATTATAAAGTAGTGCCCCCCGTGTTGTAAACGATGAACCATTCCACGTTGGATTGCTAAAAGACACATACGCAATGCTTCCCGTTAGGGTTACCGTAACCCCTGTAAGAATTTCTCCGCCTGCTGTATAGGCCGTTCCAGATGTTTCATTGGAGGTGGTGTATACAGTGGTGCTTGCATCTAGCGTAGCAGAGGACGTGTACAACGCAATCTTTATCGTATCCACACTAAAGTCATGCACAGCCAACAAAAGCTGCTGTTTAAAACTGTTGGTCAATCCTGCTGTGATCATTGATTACCTCACTGGCAAGCGAACTTGACCATCTTGATAAGCATCACCACGTTGCTTGGCATCGCCCAAATTCTTCAGCAAACCTAACGCTTCTTGATATTTGCCGTTGTATAACGCCATCATGTCGGCCTCACCCTTCATGTAGGTGTACGCCTCGACCAGCGAGCCATACAAAAGCACCGTGTCAAAGTTGTCACCAAGCCATGAAGTACCCGCCGTAACAATAGACTCAGGATAATAATAGTAGTGCAGTTCCATTCCATAGGCAGCATTAGGGGTTGGCCCTACTATGAAAACTAGCTCGTTGTCATTGCCACTATTAGGCCCAAAAATAGCATAATGTTTTGGTTTGGCCCGTTGCAAAGGATTTGGATATGCTTCTCGAATAAAGTTAACGTCTCGATTAAGCAAATAAGTGTAATCGCCCTGAAACGTCAAAGTGCCAGATACAGTTGCCGTATTAGCAATGGTAAGCGTAACTGTGGTTCCTACAATCGTAGAAACCACTGCACCCACTGCAATTCCGGTCCCAGAAACATACATTCCCGCCACAATATTTGTAGCACTGGACACTACAACGGTAAAAGCTGCCGCCGTTCCTGTTGCAGTTGGTGTTGCTACAGCGTACACGGCTAAAGAATAAGTAGAAAGAAAATCTGATGGACAATCTACATACTTGTTGCCCGGGGTCATAAACCCTGTTACGTTTTGACGCAGATTAGCAACCTGAACACTGTTGTTGATTCGTTGTTCTGCTTGTTTAACAAAAACAGGAATCTGCGCTACAAAAGATGTATCGGTATTTTCGGTATACGCTTGGATAGACGCGCTTAATTCAGAATAGTTCATGTGATGCTCGTTGTAACTGTTCCAAGCATAGCGCCAGCTACTAAATTTCTTGCAGGAGGCATAGGTTGCATGCCAATACTTGCAAAAGAAGTATCTCCCGTGTCCCCTACAAAAACGTTGACGCCTAGTCGCCCCTCGGGACGCGGCTCCAACAGCGCCTGAGGCTCGTTTAACGTGCGCTTAGGCTCAAGCTGAGGATGTTTAGGCTCATAGCATTCATCGCAGACCTTAAACCCAGTCCACTCTTTTTTAAGCTGATTTAGCTTGAACTGCTGACCACACTGATCGCACAGAGCAAGACCAAATTTGCCAGAAGTGTAACCAGCCATCAGTAACTCTCCGTGTACGTAGGTACTGCAAAATAACTAGACCGCTCTCTGTCCTCTGCCGCTGCCCGAGCAAACTCTTCTTCGTAAAACTGCTTGAGCATAGCAATACGATCTGGCGCTTTTTTAACAGCCAAATAGTACGACAAACCTGCAGTCAAACAAGGCAGAAAACGAAAAGAAATATCCGCTGTATTGGTGACTGCACCAGTTTCTTGTATACGGCGAATGCCATAGTAGCGAAAGATGTACTGCTGTGTCGCATCGGGCGCGGGATACAGAAACAGCTTTGCCGGCACCGTGCGCTGCACATAAAACTGTGCAGGACGGGAAGGCGTGTACTTATTTGGCGTGTGCAAATACTCTGCACTGCCAATCCGATCAATCGTAATATCTTGCTGATCAGACTGACCAGAATTAGTACGTATTACCGCTGATAAAACATCTACTGTGTCATCCGGCAACGTGTACTCAAACGTATTAGCAACTAAGACCACCTGCCGCTGCTCAATCGTATACAGATTTAATCCG